CTTATTTGAAACTTGAATAGATTTAAGATAACAATTTTTCCAATCCATATCCAATAATAAATGCGCAACTTGTAGAGATTAATCCATTAAAGGTTAGTATAATACAACCCATTAATTTGGATTGTTTTGTGATAACTGCTTGAAGGTATCCAAGACAACTAATAGTGACTAATGTTATAAAACAATCCACTCCAAATATTACATTATAATTGTAATAATCTGACCAATAACTTATGATGTATATCATTAATGGTACAAATCCAAACATAATAAATGATCCAAATGTATATAATGCCTCTTTTTTGATGATAGATTTGTAATTATGTTCAGGTATTTCTAAACCCAGTTCCATAGATACCATAGATTTTATAAAAAAGGGTTTATATTTTTCATTTGATATCAAAATGTCTACAATTTTCTTTGAATCTGGTTCATCTAATCCTTCGTTCGTGTATAATTCAATCATTTCAGTGACTTCATACGCATTATTATGTTCAAATTCATATTCTTCTTTTTGCTTTTCAGATAATATATAGTTTGTTTCAAAATAACTACTAATATAATCTCCAAATCCCATTGAAAATCCATCTGCGACTAAATTAGCAAATCCCATTGCTATAATATATTTAATATCAAGATTAGAACCAAAACAAGCCGCAATGATAGAAAATGTTGTTATGATACCATCTATTCCTCCATAAATTATATTTTTAATATATTTTGCGCTATTTTTAGCATGATGTGATTCTAAATGATTTTCTATATCCATTTAAGATTAAAATAAAAATATCTTTATATCTTTTATAATGACATTTATTGTAAATATAACCCAATCAGCATTATCTAAAATGGCAAAAATAGTTAAAGTAAACCATAATTATGCTTTTTTATTTTCGGCAAATAGTGGAGGATGTAATGGGTTTAATTATGATTTATCTACAATAAATAAAGAAGAATTAGATACATTAGTAAAACCTAATATATTAGAGAATGAAGATATCATAATTGCGGTTGATCCACTAGCAGAAATGTATTTGCTTGGAACAACAATAGATTATGTTAAAGAAGATTATAGTAAAAATATATTTGAAAGTAAATTTGTGTTTATTCCAGATAAGAATTTAGCAACAACGTGTGGTTGTGGGGTATCATTTAATCCAAAATAATTGAAACTAATAAAGATGTATAATACATTAATGTTTAATATTCATTTTTAGTAAATAAATCTTGATAATATTTCCAGGTTATAGAGAAAATAATACCATTAATACTATTTGTCATTATTTTTGTTTTAAGACCTCGGAATATCCAACTGTATCCTTCTTTTTCATATAAATATTTGACAGTATCTTTGTAGCTTAATAAATTTCCACTTGTTTGCTTTATTGTTTTTATTACTCTAACAAAATTAGAAGAAGTGTCCGAAATGACAGATGCACCCAATCCAATAGTAGCACGGCTTGATAATTTATCTATTGTGCTATCTTCTTTTGATTCTGGAAAATAATGAGTCAAATAATTATAGGTTACAAACCATGGATAATGTCCAATAAGCGTAGAACTAAAGGCAGCAAATGATCCATTGTATAAAACTTTGTAACCATTTGAATTTATATTTGTTTTAAGAATGTTTAGATTTCCATTTACTTGGTAATTTAGTTTAAGGGTATCTAATGGCATTAAAATCATTCTCCAACTTGCGGCTCCAACACTTGCAATTCCGGTTTTTACAGATATAGGTAAATCTAAATGTTTGGTCGCTTCTAAAATGCCAATATTAGCAGCAGTATCACCAAATCTAAATAATGGTGCGTTTACAATTGCTATTGGATATCCACGATACAATCTTAGTAATCCTCCATCTTTGTACAATGTTTTGAATGATACTTTAAATGGTGTACCATTTACATATTGATAATTCATTACAGTTCGTAACCACATTAGTGTAGTAACTTGTGTAGCCATTGCCATACTTCCAGACAATCCTCCACCAATTGCTTTATTAAATGATTTTTGAATTAAATCGTTATTCATTATAATATTTTACAATATTTTCTTAAATGATATTATAATGATATATATTTTAGTTTTAGTGTTAATATTTATTGTATTGGTGTTTAAAAAACTTAATTATGAGTATTTTAATTTTCAAACAGGTTTAAAAAAAGGATTTGGTCATGTATTGAATGTTGTTCCATCGTGTCAATTTTCAAATAATTGTTTTCCAGGATATTATTTTAGAAGTCAAGAATATAATATTTGTAATAATAAAATAAAACTAATATAATTATTTTCTTAAGTATATTATATATGTTTAAGATGTTGTTTGGAGGATCTAAAAAAAAGAAGGTTAAAGATTGTAAAAATGGTAAATTACGTATTGGTAAGGATGGTCGTTGTGTATATCCTAAAGTGAAAAAACCATGTAAACGAACCGGACATTTTCGTCAGACTAAGAATGGACCATGCGTTAAATCTAAAAAATTAAATAATAATAGAGTTAATTCTATGAATAAACAATTATCTTCAAAACACATGAATAACCGTAAAGGAAAAAATCCATGTCCACCAGGAAGTGAATTAGTTAAGGTTGGTTCGAAAAAGGCTAGTTGTCGAAAAAAATGTCCGGTTGGGAAATCCCGTAATACTAAAGGTAAATGTGTAAATGATAAATCAAACAGTAATATTTATGCTGAAATGGCCAATTGGTCTGAAACTAAAGAAACAAGTTTAGGAGGAAAAGCCGAAGAATGGTTAAAAGAATTGCGTGATGGTAAAGTCGGAAACAACAATAATATAAATAATAACAATGTAAATAATAACAATAATCGTGTTTTAAGTTTTGATGAAATGAATGAAATTGCTGATAAACTTAATGTGTACAATCATTCTAAAACAGTTAATCATCGTAAACGAAAAACTCCGTGCAAACCGGGTAAAGAATTAATAACAGTTAATAAAAAATCTAGTTGCAGAAGTATGTGTAAACCAGGGTTTGTTCGTAAATCAAATGGCCAATGTGTTAATCCAAATAAAAAAGCAGCAACCCCAAAACAATTGGCGAATCTTTCTAAAGGACGAAAAATTAGAAAAGATAAGAAATCTTCTAAAAATAACGCATGGTATAAGACACATTCTGATCGTGGGAAGAAAATTACAAATAATAATAAATATTCTGACATGAGTAATTGGGTTAATAATTTAAATAAACAAAATAATTCAGATGAACAAAATAGTTACGGATTAAATCAAATGAATGCTAACTTTGATAAGTACAATACTTCAACGAATAATTCAAATGGTGCATCATTTGGAAATGGTGTCAAAAAAGAAATGTTGAAGTTGAAACGGAAAAACGAATATAATAAATATAATAAACGGTATAAAAATAGTCCTATTAAAAAATTAGAAAATTCTACATATGAACAAAGAAAATCACTTAGACGACGAATTAAAGACTTATAATTTAGCTGTTACTGAATGCGGTGTGTAGTTTAGCTATTTTTTCAAACAGGCCATTTTCATAATCATTTAATTTTGTAGATGATGAGTTATTTTGCCTACTCTTATATTTTTTTAACTGTTTCAAAAAAACAGTATTATCAATGCTTTTTGTATCAAAAAGATGTAATTTTATGTCGAATATTTTTCCAATAGTATTCAATAAGTCATCGAGGTTATCTGCCGAAGGATTGTGACTTTTTGGAAATTTATTCCTATTAGTTGAAATGAAATACGAATCTTCAAGATTGATTTTTCCATTTATTTGTTCAAACGGTATATGATAATATTCAGTATTATTTTTGAAACTTAAATATTTTTTCCCCTTCCTTCCTTCCTCCTCCCCCCCGTTCTCCTCCTCATCCTCCTCCACAGTCGTCACTATAGCATTTATGGGCTCTTTTTCTAAACGAGACCCACCACTAATAATATTTAATGTAGCTTCTATACTTTTTAATTTTTCGTCGTTATCTTGTCTTTTATTTATATTTTGTTTTATATCATTCACTTCGCACTCTTCAATATCGACATTTGTAGGTAAATTCTTAATTACAAGGAATAATCCAAAGTATATATCTTTAATTAATTGTGTTTTTTGGGTAGTTTTATTAAAACCAGTAATATTCTTAATATCAAATCTATAGTTATTAATTTGTGTGGCATTAATGACACTAGATTGTGTTTTAGATTGTGTTTTAGCTTCTTTTGATATTACTCCACTTATGTCTTCTTCTGCGTTACTGCCTCTCCTGAATGCTAATGTGTTGTCACCACCATGTTGTGTGTTATTTGTACCTATTACTTGGTCTACAATAAATATGATAAACACATAATTTAACTTAGGTAGTATATCTTTTATAAAATTGTGTTCAATATTATCAGAATTAAATATTCCGACGACATCTTTCCAAAATGCATTACCATCACCAATATTTAACTTTACCTCCACGCCAGCATTAGCAAAAAAATTCGAGATAGGAGACGGAAGTAATATTTTATCTAACCATTTAATATCCATAGTTTTAATACTAGTTGGTATTTTAAATATATCTGGAATACTACTACTATTTTCAAAAAAATTTTGTATAGTAGGGTGTTCATCTGATGAGGGTATGGTTCTACCTCGTACAATATCATAAATAAATAACCAATATATATATGAAATACGGTGTGAATTAATTATAGCGCAATGTTTGATGACATTCTCATCCAAACTCAGATTGCATTTTGCCACATCTAATAGATATTTTTTATAGTCACGTTTACTAGAAGAAGCGGTCGGGGTGGAAGGTACGTAATTTTTATCGTAAACAATAATTGAATTTAAAATAGTAATCGCACGAGCCCTTTCTTTTTTTTTTCCCGAACCATTGATATCCTTTTTGCTTCTAAACATTGACGAACGTCCTGTGCACTTGGCTCTTCGCTTGGATTTTTTACTATATTTACATTGTGGTAAACCTAAACATGTTTTATTTTTTAGTAATGCCATTATCACAGTACTGACATTTTTGTGCATATCAGTTGAAAGAAATTCACAATACTTTGTTGTCAATGTGTGCTTTTTCACTAAATTAAAAATTTCTTTTTTATAAAGTTGGGAATTCCAAATATTGTGTATTTTGTTTCTTATAATTTTTGACTTTCCATCTTGCCCACGCCTCTTGAACATTGATTTTTTCCTCCGCTGATAATTATTAATAAAATCACCAAGTGTTTGAGGCTGGTTAATATTATGAATCAATTTTTCATTTTTATCACACTTCGGTTCTTTCGTATCGTCCCAGGAGCAGCCCGTATTCTTGATGCATTTCTTCTCTTTTTTTCTCCAGGCACAAATATTGTTTTTCCCCTCCCCCGCGGCTGATAATATTTCAAATCTAAATTTTTTATAGAGATTATTATGTAAATTTACAAATGCAGAGTTGTCCAAAACATTTTTAGATGTAATTGCTTTCATTTCTTCAACCGAATATTTTCGTGGATAAATACCAACAAACATTAAAAAATTAATATATTTAACAGCATTGACTGATATATGGTTCTCTTTTGTTTGCCTTTTTTTTTTGTCTTCTTCATTTCTTTCTACACATTCAATGAATAATAAATCACGTATAATTTTTATTAGTTGTATATATGTCCCATTTATTCTATTATTATCAGTAACTGTTGCCATATTATCAGTAACTGTTGCCATATTAAGTTCATCATAATCTTCAATCAACCAATCATTTCCAGTATGTGTTATTTTTTTTGGGCCTTTGGTCAACGCCTTCTTGTTTGTTCCAAACAATGTATAACTAACATGGTCCTTTTTTAAATTTTCTTTCAGTGTAACACCTAACTTATACAGTTCATCTACGTATTGCTCATTATTTAAAAGGTATCCACTCAACAACCATTCAATACATTTATCATCTAACTTTTCCCCGTATGGAGCTACCGTATCGGATGGCTTCCTTTCCACGGTACTTGCTTCATTTTTCAATATTGATTCGTATAGATGACCAATCATATAATTTTCTTCAATTGGTGTAAAATATATTCTTAGCTTTTTCATAATTTCATCAGCTTCATCCATGTTTGATTTAGACTCAAATCTGACATTTTTAGATATAAGTTTCTCTTTCCCTTGATAATGAACTCCACCCCAATCCACCTGTTCTTTCGTCACGTCTTTCTTTTTGATCTTTTTAGTTTTCATATATTATAATAATAGAAAAAAAAAATCTTGAGTAATTATATATGCGTTCAAAAAAGATGAAAATGACAAAAAGATTTAAATCTAAACGAGGAGGTTCTTCAAATTCAACAACATGTAAAGGAAGGTTAAAAGGAAAAAAAGGGAACCCAAAATGCGAAGATTCAAGTGGATGTAAATGGATACCTAAAAAAGGGAAGGTTAAAGGTCATTGTGCAACCCGTACACAATCAAGTAATTCGAAAAAATCAGTTAAAGCAAAAAAAAATTCTGTAAATGGTAAGCCAGCAATGCCTGAAGGACCATATTATGATCCATCACACTATAAACCAGAACCACAAGAAGGGGATAAATTACGATGGGATCAAAAAACCGATGTTTCTGAACATTTTAGAAAAGGATTATCAAGATTAACTGTTCCAAATGGAGAAAATAAAAAAATATATATAAACCATTTACACCAAGGTGTTGATAAATTTATAGATAATTATGAATATGACCCAGAATGGAGTCATCATTTTTGGAATCCATCTGAAGATGATGAATTATTAACTTCACAAGTAACAGCTATGATTGATTCTGAAATGAAAGATGGTAGTTTTGCACCAGGCGGGTACCTTTCGGTTTAAGTTACCAGATGAGGAAATGGATGATTATGATGATTATTCGGAAACATTTATTCAAGCAGAATATAAAGCTATGAAGGGAAAATTATAATATGAATTTAGAAATAGAGTATTATAATTCAAAAAAATCTAAATATATTTTATATTTAACTCCATTTTGTTTGTGTACTAGTTTATTAAATTTATATAGACATCATTATATTTTATTTAGTATTGAATTTTTTGTATTTTCAACATCGGTGTTTCATTGGTATAATCCATATTATGGATGGAAACGAAATTTAGATATATGTGGTGTGTTAGTTGGTATAATTACACATTTGTATTATATTTATATTAGCATGTGTTATACATCATTGTATTGTAATATAATAACATTAACATCATTATCACTATCTCTTATAAAAAGTAGTTATATGTTTCATTGTATTGGATGGATTTGTGCTTGTTTAGGTAATATATATTTATCAAATTGTATTACATATTACTATAAATCAAGACATCAATAATAGTATCATTTATATTTTTGGTTGATAAAGGTAATGACCAATAGTTATTGTAATGGTCATTTGACTTGTATAATATAATATTACGTTTTTCTAGTTCTGCTTCAATTTTATGTTTATTTTTACCACCTTTTAATAATAAATAATGTGTTTCTGATGGAAAATATGGAATTTTATTTTCCTTAAGATGTTGGATAAATTCTTTTTTATCTTTTATCATTTTTTTTTTTATAGTATTATAATATACATCTTTGTATAATTCTAGAGCAATTTTTTCATTAAAATGGTCAATTTGATTAATAATAGTATTTTCTTTAATAAATTTTGCGATTGATTTGTGTGCTAAAATATAAGTCAATTCTAGATTTTCGACTGAATAATAATTATTAAAACTTCTGAATGTAATAATATTTTTATGTTTTATGTAATGTTTTCCATTTAATGGATTTGCGTGATCTGAAAATTCTAAAAAGCGTTGGTCTAAAAGTATAATAATATTCTCTGGGACTTCTTTTATAAAAGCATCGAAATCGTCTTTGTTGATACTTTGTCCTGAAATAATATTTGGGCTACTTAAATAAATAAGTTTAGTTTTTGTGTTAATAAATTTAAGAATGAGATTAAAATCTGGAATTAATTTTTTAGAGTATTCCTTTAGAACTGAATATTTTATTTCTATTTTTTGTTCTAATGCTACTAATTTCATTATAGACCAAATAGGATTAACAACAATAATATTTTGGTATTTTGGTACAAATATATCTATTAGTTTTTTGATACAGTCATATTCAGTCTTAAAGAATACAATATTATTTTTTTTTATATTCAGATTTTTAGCAATAACAGAATCTAAAATAGGTTTATATTTTGATTCATTATTAATGGAGTGTATTATATCACTATTTATGATTTTTTTAATTGATGGAGACATTGTGTGTGGATTTTGTTTAACTAAGTAGGTTTTATTTTTTGCTTTATTGAATGTATTAAATTTAAATTTTTTGTAGGTATTATTAAGTTTAATTTGGTGTGCTGGCACCATTTTCGATAATTCTATATTAGATTTGAATGATTCACTAGATATAATTTTTCCCGATATTTCGTGGAATGGGGCTTTTATGGCATATAAAAACATTGGTGTAAATTTATCCATGTTAACATCAAACATTTTTCCGAAATATTTTTTGTAAAACATGCCTTCCATATTAAAATTTAGTAATTTATTTTTAGATGTATTGTAATTTTCATCAATTCTGATGGTTGTAACAGCTATTTTGTTTGAATATAATTCGTCTGCTAATAAATTACTGTATTTTTCGATCATATTTTTTGTCAATATTTCGCTACCAGATTCAAGATTAGTATTACTTGCTTTAGATGATTGTGAGCTTATATTAATGATACGACCTTTTATTTTTTTATTTTTCATATGATATGCTATTTTTTGTGTTAAAATAATGTTTCCATTGACATTTACAGATATTTCATTTTCCCAATCAGATGGATTTTTAGATATTAAGAATCGCGAACCTTTGTTTATAGTGGCATTATTAATTAATATATCTACTGTATTAATATGTTGTTTTATAGCATCATACATTTTAGTACCACCATTTTTAGATGATAAATCTATCCAAACACCATAAACGTTATCATTATATTTTTTTAGTTCATTTACAATCTTGATGACCTTTTTTTTTTTTTTTCC